ATCATCATCAGTAATAAGATGGCCGATACCAAAGGTAGGATAACCGAGATGGTCAAGGTATACTTCATATTTAACACCTTCATCATTTTCTAATTCTTCCTGTAATTTTTCAATATTCATATTTATCCTCTATTTGTTAATTTCTCTGTGATTATAAAATATAGAGTTACGTTTAGCAATTTCCTCTGCTGTTACACGTTTCTCTACTGCATGGTCTGTTACAAGTTTATGTATGCCATTCCATTCTTCATTGCGTTGGGCATCTATCTTATCATAATCCCATACTTTATCACTAACACGATGTGTAACTTTGGAAGTTACATCTGCCCAGACATCCCAATTAATCTTCTTCTTGTATTCATCAATCTTATTCATTTTATGCTCCAATACCTTTCATAAATGTCACTATAGTTGGTCCAAATAAAGAAATGCCCCATATCAACAACCCAAGTGTAATTATAGATGCAAACATCCACTTGTTAGATGTTTTAGTTGTCTCCATTTTAAGAGCAAATATTTCATTACCTAAAACTCTAATACTAACTTCAAAATTTTCGTTAGGATTTACTTCGGTCATTACTCAACTCCAACTCCTAATTTCATTTTATTAATAATGTAGTTCCTGACAAACCCTGACCGTACTATATCACCTATAGTAAACTCTAGACAATTAAATTCTTCCATCTCACTTAAAATTCTGAGAAAATCGTGTAAACCATTTCGTTCATTTTGTCTAACCAAATCTGTCTGATCAAAATCACCACAAAAAACTATCTTTGAGTCTTGTCCTACCCTCGTAATAATAGTATCCAATTCATGGAAATTTAAATTCTGACATTCATCTACTATAATGATTGAATTATCAAATGTCAACCCCCTTAAAAATGAAGTTGATAGGAAGAATAGAGTCCCTTGTCCTTTGAGTCTATCGTAGAGTGTATTAAACTGTTGTTCATTTTGCATTTGAAACATGAACTGTACCATGTTCATATATGGAACCTGATACAATGATGCCTTGTCTTCCTCATCTCCTGGAAGAAATCCTATGTCTCTAGTAGGTATGAGAGATCGTACCAAAACCACCTTTTCATAAGGTGTCTTTAAATCCAACACATCTTTCAAAGCAAGGTAGAGAGAGACAAAGGTCTTTCCAGTTCCTGCTGATCCAAAAAGAAATTGGTTCTTGCCCTTCTTCCACGTATCAAAGACTATCTTTTGATTGTCTGTGATATGCTTGATGGCAACTAAGCTACTCGCACCAATTTCTTTATTTTTTTTCTTGCTCGCCATGTTTTTAAATCCTCTGTTGTTTCATACAAATCACATACGTATTGAAAGTGAAAGGGGGATAAAGGATATCGCATTATCCCCCTTTCTAATGGCACAAATGCGGAGGGACTTCCCAGCTTCTTTGGATGCTGTGCATCAGTGCTGAAGTTCGATTTCTCGCATGTACCACTATTATTTATATTTGTTAATAACATTTCTTGCCTTGATTTGAGCATTAGACTTACCACTTCCATATTTGTCTGCTAGGGGAGAATCAGGATGAGCAGCGGCAATTCTTTGCATATTCTCTGTGAATCCTCCATCTACTTTAGGACCAATGCCCATAAGATGATCTCCTGCAATTGCTACAGGTTTAATAATTTGTTGTATATGGGGATTGTCTTCTAAATACTGCCCTCTGGCAGAAATTGTCATCACTTCATCCCACTCCTTTCGGAGCTGTGCATCATAAAATGTATATGTCGGCATTATAAATCCATTTCTAATTGTCTCTCATCACCACCTAGTAGTGCAACTTTTCTTTTGAGTGCGTGTGCTTGATCTACAAGTTCTTTTTGCCTTATCAATGCTTGCTGAAGAGTCTTCTGTAATTCAAAAACTTCTCTTTTATATAAATCATAATCACCCATAACTGTTTGCTCCCTCAATCTACGTCCCATGTAGTCCCAGTAAGGTTCTCGTTCCACAGCATCACTCCAAGTTCTCCTCTATTTAGGTTAGAATTTTTTTCCACTTTCCCAACGATAAAAGATGTGATCACCAATACGTGTAGTCCTACGTTTAACCTTTGCCCATGCTGGTTTAACATAATAAGCATGATAAAACAAAGCACCATCGGTTATATCGATGAATGCCATATCATTATATACCATAGATCTTGCTATTGTCAAGAGTTTTGTGTAAGTGTTTATGTCTTTGGGAATATCGCTACGTCCATCACACCACCAAGAAAATTGGCATTTGTGTCTGATAGGATAAAATTCACCGTTCTTTTTCCAACTCTCTCTGGTTGGTCCTTGTTCTATGACCTCACAAATTGTGTTGGGAAATCGTTTGTCATTGACTCGATTTAATACTACTGAGGATACTGCAAGGAGTCCAGCACTGCCTTGTCCTCTTGCTTCATGATACATGTTGAGGGCAAGACATTCTACTGAACCATCAGGTCTTATCTCTGTAGCATTAGCAGGACTGAAGAGTATCAATCCTGCAACTATAAATTCTGCTGGTGACACTTAGAACACAATCCAACATGCATAGGCTATAACACCAATTATCAAGACTCCGAGAGTATCTCCTGCTATCCTACAAAATGTAACCCATTTGTGATGAAAACTATTCATTATGTTTTTTCCTTCATTTCAGAACGATTACCTAATCCCTCGGCTTCACACCAACGGATGAACAATCCCAACTGACGGCCGAATGCCTCAATTTCCCAAGGATAATCAAAGTAATCCATATCATTCATATCGTACTTTTTCTTCATAAATCTAACCATGTTAGAATTTGAATACTCGTACATTTCACCTTTGGCCCACTGCTTCACATGAACCATCTCATGTGCAAGGTTGGTCAAAATATTCCGAATACTGATACTGGAATCCAGATCAATAGTAAATTCTCTTGGAGTCTTTCTTAAATCGTCCCACTCGTCCCAGATGCAAAATCCTTCTGCACCTTCTTTGTCAGTCAAATTCCTAGTCAAATTAATGGTAAGTTTAAGAGTATTAACTAATCTCTTGCTCATCAACTTTTCAGCATAACTCCACACAGCACTTTCTACAAATTTTCTGGTCTTTTTAGTTGAACCGTTAATGTCTAAAATCATAGAGGTACAAATCCTACAACGTAAAAGGAGAATAAGAACCAAGCAATGGTTCCGTAAACAATAAACTTTATCATATATATAATATATCATATGAGAGAGAGAATGTCAAGTAAAATCGTACTTGGTAAGTCCTTGATTCTAAACGATTACGTAAAAAAATTATTCATATATCCTGTTATGCGTACTATTTACTCTAACAAACGTAGCACATTTTGTCAAGTCCTTTAAACGATTCGCACCAACATAAGTACAGGCAGATCGAATGCCACTAAGAATATCATTAACTGTATCCTGTACAGGACCACGGTATGGTACTATCACCGTTTTGCCCTCTTCACCTCTATACTCTCTATTAGAATATCCATGTCTGTCCATAGCAGTTTTGGATGCCATGCCATAGAATTTCATGCCTACTGGGTCTGGATTATCATCCTCAAATACTAAATCACCATCACACTCATCATGCCCTGATAACATACCACCAATCATTACAAAATCAGCACCGGCGGCAAATGCCTTCACTATATCACCAGAAGAGTTGCAACCACCATCTGCTATGATATGACCACCTACACCGTGAGCTGCATCGGCACATTCTATAACAGCACTTAATTGTGGATATCCTATTCCTGTCTTAATACGTGTAGTACACACACTGCCAGGCCCAACACCTACTTTAACAATATCCACACCAGCAAGAATCAACTCTGCTGTCATGTCTGCTGTTACTACGTTCCCTGCTATGATTGTTGCGTTTGGAAGCAATCCTCTCAAATTCTTAACAGATTCTACAAAATTGATGGTGTACCCATTTGCAACATCAAGACCAACAAATGCTACATCAGAATATGTATTGGCAACACCCACTATTTCAAGTATCTCTTTGTCTGATATACCAGACATAACACAGAGTTTGTTTCTTCGTTCTGCTAAGTGCCAAGGCATACCATCTTTGTTATAGTGTCTAGCAATGCACGTAACCATGCCATGAAGACTCAATTCTCCATGCATATCAAACGTACCAGTTGTGTCCATATTACTTGACATAATAGGAACCCCTGTCCATTCTTTTTGACTATGATAAAAGGTGTAGGTTCTGGACAACTCAACATCGTTCCTAGATGTTAGAGTTGATCTCTTAGGACGAATAAGTACATCAGAAAAATCTAGTTTAATATCGTCCTCAATAAGCATTAGTCTTCCAATTCTATAAACATTGCTTTAGTAGCACCACAATCAGGACAATACCAATCATCTGGTATATCTTCAAATCTGGTGCCAGGCGGGAGATTTTCTTCTTCATCTCCTAGTTCTTCGTCGTAAACATATTCACATGCCACGCATTGCCATTTTTTATAATTCATTATACAATTTCCACGAATTCATCTTTAGGGTTTCCACAGTCAGGACAACACCATTTTTTAGGAAGGTCTTCAAATCGAGTACCAGGCCCAAAACCTTCATCTTCATTACCATATTCCTCATCATAAATAAACATTCCCGTAAACCGTCCAATATGGTCGGACCATTCGTGTAGAGGAATGATATGTTTACATTGCCATTTTTTATAATGGTCAGTATTAACCATTTGCTGGACCTGGAGTCTGTGGATATACTACAGGATCTGGTAACATATATTCCTCTGTCCAGTTAAATGCTTCTCTCACTACGTTAGCAGAAAGGCCTTTATATTTTTGATGCAAAATCTTATCCTTTGCGGCGACAAGAACATCTGCTTCATCTGGATGTAATCCTTCTAACATCTGCACAAACATAGTTTCTCGTTTATTCTGTGAAAGTTGTGGATTGCCACCCTCAATGAAATGGTAAAGTTTCCTACTTTCATAAGAGAGAACATTATGTTCCGTACCTTCGGGAGCATCATTGGCGATATAAGGTACTTCACCAAAAGGCAATGCCCATTTGACTTTAGGATCAAAGGAAGATTTGAGTACCTGTCTAAGAGCATCAGTGTTATATTTTTGTAAATATGTGACCTTTTGTTGTTTAGTTTTCAGTTTAGACACCTTGTCCAAAATCTCTGAAAATAATGGGGTGTAAGTTTGTTCTGGCATTTTAGAATTCTCCTATCGATTCAGTAAGGTTCCTCAACCTTTTTTCTATAAAATAATTTAGCAACTTGCTACGATCTCCTTCTAATGCTTCTTGATATTCTTTCAAAATTGTGATATACAGGTCATCAGGAGATAATGACAAATTAATTAGTTTCTCGTTTCTTTGATAGTTTCGTTTTATCTCTTCAGTAGGTAGACCATTTTCCTTAAACGATTCTATCTTCTTCTTTCCTAAAGGACGTTGCCGTAACCCTTCTGTAAAAGTATGATCAGGTGATAATACATTAGGTATGCCATCACTAGCATCACCCTTCAAAATATGTTCTTTTAAATATTCTTTAGGATCAGTACCATTAATCATCTTCTTTGTTATTGGACTATATTGCGACACGTTCCTATATTTATGTAGTTGAATGAAGTCCTTATCACCAGAAAGGATCAATGTCTTGCCATTGTCATATTCCAATTCAAGACATAAGGCGGCAATTATATCATCTGCTTCTGCACCATAGACTTCAAGATGCTTGTAGGGAAAGTACTCTTTAAGTTCTGATTTGATCTCGTTAAGACATTGAAAAATTGCATCCCAATCCTTATCAGATTCCTCTCTTGTTTTTTTACGGTTGCTTTTATATTGAGGAAAAAAGTCTTTTCTCCAATAATGCTTGGAATCATAGCACAACACTAGTTCACCATATTCCTCATGAAATCGTGTACGATACATACGTAACGAATTGAGAATCATATGTCGTACCGTATTACCGTCTGGTGCGGTCGTCTTCTCCATATTCAGATGCATCATGACACTTGCCACTGATATCTGATTCATATCAACTAAAATCATTTTTTAATCACTTGCATATGAGCATTAAAACTCATACTCCTTCTTTCACCTTCAACATGAAATGGATAGACAAAGTGTTTTAAATAGGAAGGGAAAATTAGCAACTTGCCAACTTCAGGTTTAAATTTTATACCATCACTTCTCATATCACACACCTCTCCATACATAAATTCGATTAAACCATTCGCAGGATAATGATCTTCAGCATCCTTTTGGTATTCACCTTCCATGTCATCAGGTATTTTTAAATAGATGACTGCTGAAAAGTCACCACTATGTTTATGCCAAGGATTATACTCCCCTGCATATTGACTAACAATCCAACTTTGGGTTAAATGGATGTTTTCTATTTTAGGCACTGTCTTATGCCCTGCCATCTTGTACCAACTATATGCTCTATTCTTATCTCTTATATAATTTAGGTAGTCCAAACAACCCCTCTTCATAGTATCAGAAAGATACTTTTTTTCAGCATCAGAGGTTATTGGTATTTGAATTTCCTTATGAACCTTACCTACCAGATTATCAGACCAATCCCACTGAGCACTCTGTTGTTCATTGTTTAGCACTCTATCTCCAACTTTGTTTACAATTTTAACAAACTTTTCTGGAACCAAAGTTTCTAAAATAGTAGGACTGAATACTTCATGCCATGTTGGGATCGTCATCTTCTAATTCACTTACAAATTTTGTTGTCTTAACAACCTTATGTATATCCAATTCTGTTGACAAAGTATTAGTCTCATCTATAGTCGAAACTGTTAATTCTTTCATAATATTACTCATTGGATGTTGTAATCCCATTTCTCTGAATATTACACTTTTGACACACTCTATTGTAAAACCCATATCATGCAAAAATTCATTAGAATCTACATCAAAACCATTCTCATGAATAGTATGTATCATCTGTATCATCAACTGTTCAGTTAATTCTTCAGCAAACAATAATTGCTCACGAAGTTTTACGGTTTCTTCGTTTGGGACTTTTACGTTTCTTTTTTTCCACGGTCCCTGTATTACGTTTTCGTTTTTTGGTTGTTTGTTCTTTTCTGACATTTTCTATTCCCTTGTCTTCGTTGAACATTTCCTGTGTATAAACCATACCTATATCTGGATACCAAGTACCTATATCACGTTTAGGATTTCCATCTTTGTCATAAGCAAGAGCAACGCATTTCCATTGTGTTCTTTTTTCCTGATGTTCGCCCCAAAAATTATCAACCCAATCTCCATCACGCAAATATTTCATCATATTGCGAACATATCCTTCATGATCACACTGTCTTGCATATGCACCTTTAATACCTTGTCTTACTCCAGCACGTTCAGCACTCGCAAGGTCTTTTTGGGTTTTAATCCACTGTTTAACTTTTTTAGGATGAGCAGGATGCTCATCAGGCAAGTCTCGTAAGGTGGGATGTATCCCACTCTGACCAAAATCAGGATTTTTCTCTGCACGTTTTGCTCTTGCCTTTTCAAGACGTTGAGATGCAGCGATCCGTTGTTCTTCAGTCATAGGTTTACGTTTCTTACGTATCTTGGGTGCTTGCCAAGTACTATTATCAGTCTTGACTTCAATTTTACGTGTCATTAATATTTCCTAAAATGTGTAATCTATCTTCCTGTGAGGTATTTACGGCAGTATGCATATACGTTGTATCCACTACATAGTAATTACCGTTTGCTGGTGCATGAAACACTCTTTTGTTTAAGACTAACCAACAATCCTCATTTGTATATACTGGGATATGGATTCTTTTTGTACGGTCTTTATGATAACTATAGCAAGTTTTTGGTTTCAAAATCATTGCTCTTGTATGCGTCATATCAAATACTGACATCAAACCATTTATATATGGCATATCAAATAAAGGAAATTTGAAATCCTTTGTTTTATAATCATGTTTCTGTTTTCTTTCACAACTATTTTTTCCACCACCTACACCGCATCCCAAAAATGGATCATCACTGCCCTCTACACCTTGAAGACATATCTGTGTCTCATAGGTTGGGAGACATTTCAGTTCTTCTAATATCTTGTCCAAATCTATATCAGATGATTTCTCTTGAAATAACATATTTTTTACGGTAGTCATCATATCTATATTTATCCTAACAGTTTGATAAGATACATTACTATACCGTTAATGAATATTGCACACGCAACAGCATTTATAATTATCAACGCACGATCATTCCAGATAATCGCAACCCACAACCAACCAGCAACTCCCACAAACTGTAATATCATATTCCAAGGATATAAATCATTAGTTGTTGCTATCATTGCGAAGACAAGGACAATTGAAGCAATCCATTTTATCCACCATGTAGGGGGATGATGCTCTTTTAACGGAGTACTTGTTTTAGTGTCATGTGCCATTTTTCTTCTTTTCAAGTTTTTTCTTCCAGAGTTTAACTAATTCTGGATCTCTTGCTTTTTTAGTATTACTATGGGACATTTTACCTCTATTGTTCTTTATCTTTGCCATTAAAAACCAAACTCCTCAAGTCGTTTTTGAGTCTCTTTTTGTGCTCTACGTTTACCAGCAGCTCTTGCGTGTCTACGTTTAGTTCCTTTAGACTCAAAAAATTCCCTCTTTCTTAATTCATTAAACATGCCATCTTGTTGGAGTTTCTTTTTGAGTATCCTCAATGCCTTATCTACATTATTGTTTCGTACATCAACTTTCATTTTAAAATGCCACTAAGATTACGGTGAGCAATGCATTTGCTACTACGATGCCACCTATTATTGTTAAACCTAAAATCATTTTCCTATATCCTTCTTCATGAACTCATTTCCTTTACTTCCCATTCTCCGTTAATTTTACAAGCAGTACCAACTAATTTTTTCATCTTTCCATCAACAACAACCTTAGTGACAAATTCCCGACAATCTCCATTTGTGGAAATTGGGGTTGCAACAATTGATATTGGTTTATATGGACTTCTCCAAGAACTGGGTACTCCATCTGGATTTTTCTCAAGCACACGTTGCCACAACAATGCGGTATGTATCTGATCTATTTTATCAAATGTTGTTCCAACCTCATAACCAATAAAAAGACCAACAACTGAACCCACAGCAGTTGATAAAGGACTGCCACCTTTCGCACCAACATATGCCCCAACAGATGCGCCACCTATGGCACCAAATAATGCCTTACTTCTAATCACTGGTTTGGGAGCCCAAACACCTTTTCCTGGGAGATAATAATCTTTTTCTCTACATCCAAAAGGACCACACCCTAAAGAGGGGTTAATGCCTGATGGCATCAAACATCCACTCAGAGTGAGAACTAAAACAGAACTAAGTAGTAGGTTTTTCAACGGTCACTTCTCTATTTTTCTTGATCACTTTTTCAAGATTTGTGAGTGACTGTGCTTCATCCTTCTTTTCTTGGATTTCAACTTCTTTCTCAAGTTCTTTCCATGCTTCAGTGGAACGTAACCGAGAATAAACCATCCGATCTTTACGCAACCGATTCATGATGATTTTATATGCTTCCTTATTGGAATACTCCAAAAGGACAAATGCACGAAACTGTGTCCCTGCTGGAAAGACTTTAACTTTAGCAGGGGCATAACCAGCAACATCGACTGTTGCTACAACATTCTTTGCTACCTTTTCAATTTCTGTCAACACCGTTGCGTTAATATCAGATTGCCCAAATTTAGCAATAAATGATTTCGTCATTGAAGACAATTTACCATTAATCCGATCAGCAAGAACAACCTTGGCATTCAAATTAGCAATATCAACTGCAAGTTGAAGATCAGGTGCTGTTGCAGCTCCAACAGTAAAAATCGATCCCTTTTTTGTAGGCATCTCTTCATACCAATCAGGTATAATAGAAGTTGCATACTTAGCACTCTCCGTCTTATACTTCAAAATTTTTGAATTAATAGGTAATTTTGGGTCATCTGTAGTCTTACAGGCTCCCAAGGTTAAAGCAAGGATAGACATCCCTGCCAGTAGTTTTGCGTTCATCATTTAATTCCTTTCAATGTTTCAACCGCAATATCTCTAGCACCAGTGTCTAGAAATACATTTTTCACAACTGGTATAATGTCAGGGTAAAATACCGTGACTATTACACCTGTAACTATGCCAATGAGAAATTTAAACATCATTTAGATGCCTTCTTTTCTGTGGGTTTTTTGTTCTGCCAATCAGTAACTTTTGTCCCGACATCTTGAATGTCTTGACCAACCCCACTGATAGTGTTTCCACAACCACCTAGTGTAACCATTAAAGATATTCCAATAATACCCATTAAAAGTACGCACCCATCTCGAAGTCCTGCTATAAAATCAAAATACTCTTCTTCACTTTTTTTCATCACAACTTTTCATCCTTACTCTTTGTTGTCCAAAATCTGCCATAACGACATCCATGTATATAAACTTACACGATTGCCGTACATTTGTCAAGTCACATTTGAGACTTTTTTCACCTTTTAATGTTTCGGGAATAATCTCTCTCATTACCTTGACCTTTGCCCTGTTTTCTGCTAATCCACATGCATCCATTTGAGACATATCTGGACCAAAGATATAACTACCCTTAGATGGATACCACTTACCCTTCACTCTTGCCTCAATAGACATCGTGCATTTTCGAGTATCTTCAACGTATGGGAAAATGTCCTTTTTAATAAGTCGGACAGACTCCAATGTACCCTCATACACAACCGTATCCTTGCTTTTGAAATCACAAGGGGCATCGGCTAGAGCAGAGGTTGCTAAAAGAGTACATAAAAATGTAATAACAATTTTATTTGGTAGTACGAGCATCTCTCATTGCTTTGGCAATAATTGTAGAAATAGGAATAAAGTCTTTTTGTCCGTCTTTATCTTCCTTGACGGCAAGAAAACCATCCTTCTCAAGTTTGTCTAGTGTAGTACTGACAATATCATCAAAAGCATTTCGCACAGCAAAATATCTTCCAACTTGATATGCTATAAAAATAGCACCAACTGCGATGATTGTATGTATTGTAGGGTCCATAACAATATTTATCCATTAAAATTTACTATATTACTATAATAGAGGAAAGGGGGAGGTTTGTCAACTCCCTTTTTTAAATGAATTATCTGCCCTTTCCACTAAGAAATTTTGGAGAATCCCCATCCAACCACTTGTTGATACGTCTAATTAATTTTTTGATGAAGGAAAACATATCATT